GCCCGTAGTAGTTCGCTGATAGGCTGTCAGTCAAAGTAAGGAGAGATTATGGATTATATGAAGGCGGAAGATATGAGTCGTCGAGTGAATTCCTTATCGGAAAACATAGAACAACTCAAAAGAGCGCAGCAGTTCCTTAAAGAAATTCCCAATCTACCTAACGGTAGTACTAAGGATTTCCTTAAGAATGAGATTCACGCAGTTTTAAATATGTTTGACTCTCCTTTTAAGGAGCTCTCAACCACTATTAAACAATGCGATTCTCTAATAACTAAGTTAAGATGTACTCTCAGTGAGAGAACAGCAAAACCTAGATTATTACAAGCACGCCCACATGATGATTCTAATATCACCCAGATAATGGATGAATTAAGAATGACCATGTCTCACGCTTCAAAACTCCTTGAATCTTACCTTTGATCTACTACTGGCGTTGGTTGTACCTCTAAAGGCGGTGGATCCGCCCTTATAGTCTCTAATACATCCTTGAAAGGAGGATTAGATAATGAGTGTTGTAAACACTCGACTAAAAGGGGATCTACTCTTTAGGTGTACTTGCCTTCCTGTACCTCGAAATCTCTACGTACCATTTATCAACTTAGTTGTTAAATGGGTAGAGAGATCGGGTGAGGAGTGGACAATTGATAGACTTAAATCTATCAAGTTGGATATTATCCGTATTAGTGCTGGCCTTGTGCCAGTTTCTAAATGGGTAAGGAAAGGAACAAATACTCACTTCGGTGGTGTACTTGCTCCGATCGAGCGGAGGGCCCTTTCTGGAAAGAAAGGTCTCAATGCTATTATCCAACTCCTTCAAGTTTACTCTTGGTTTATTTCTAGGTCTTTGACCCAGAAACAAAAGCAAAAGTTTCTTGATGGTGTCCAGTCAACGCCTCCATCGTGTGAGTCCTTAGCATCGGCATATAAGGTACTAGATAGAGGTTTCTCTATCGCTCGTCTTCGACGAGTACGTTATATACCTGATCCTAAGCCGTTATTAGAGTTTCTCCCATCTTCCAACAGGAGAGCTCCTTTACCGGATAGGTCTGTTCCTGAAGCAGACGGAATCATTGATTCCGCTATGTTTCTTTGGAACTCAGCTAAAGGACGTGCCCACTACCGCAAGTTTCAACCTATTTATGACAAAGTCATGGAAGGTTTAGACTGGTGGCCAACGTGGCTTTATAAGGTTTCTGGTCCTTATGGACCTTTACCTGATAATGGCCATTTTGATGTGGGTAGGATTGGTCTCATTCAGGAACCTGGCTATAAGCTTCGTGCTGTAGCCAATCCTGGACGTATCTTTCAACAGGTTTTAGGACCTATGGGAGATACGTTGTACAGAACACTCAGGGAACTTCCCTGGGATTGTACATTTGACCAGTCCAAAGGTTTTCCTTTTATTAAGGATCACCTTTCACATGGTGGTGTAGCTTACTCCATCGATCTAAGTGGTGCGACGGATTATTTCCCGTTAGACCTGCAATTGCGGATCTTAAGGAAAATCTTTCCTACCTCTTATGTAGAACTCTTTACTGACATTTGTCAGGGTGAGTGGGAGATGCCCGGTTTTGGCCGGATCTCTTGGACAAGGGGTCAACCGTTAGGATTATATCCTTCGTTTGCTTCCTTTGCCCTTACTCACGGAATTCTACTCCTAGGATTGGCTGGTTCTTTTCAGAATCAGTTTTATATCCTTGGTGACGATGTAGTAATCCTTGACGAAGAGTTGGCACATAGGTATCACTCTTTATTGAATGATCTCCAATGTCCCATCTCTGAATCCAAGAGCCTGGTTTCCTCCAATCTCTGTGAGTTTGGTGGGAAACTAATTACATCAACAGATGTAATTCCACAATTTAAGTGGAGGCAAGTTTCTGACAATTCTTTTATAGATATTGTTAGAAATCTTGGACGCCGATCCGTG